CATCAGTTAACCCAACCACTACACTTGTTACAGCCCCCCATGTCCCTGTGCTGCTATCATATGATTGCTTATTAATATTTACAAACTGATAACTATGTAAATTTATAAGTGAGCTATAGCTTAGTGGACTAATATATACAGAATATGGTATGCCTTGTGCGTTGCTTAATTCATTAATAGCAAGTCCCGCAAAAACCATATAAGAGCCATCTCTTGCAACATAAAATTTGGGGTATCCCATGCCTGTCCCTGCGCCGCCCCATAAAAATTTTTGCTGGTCAGTTGTGCTTATTCCAACACCTATGTCCCCTGTTCCCGCACTTAAATTAAAATCGCCGCCACTGCTTATGTTCATGCTAGACCCAGCTTTTATATTAACCTCAGCGCCTGTTGCGTTAAGCTTACCGCCTGTTGCTATATCTATTTGGTTTCCTAATACCGATATGTGAGAAGTTTGCACACCGCTGCTTGTTGCTATGCTTGCCCTATCATCGGCAATTTCAACCATAGATTTATTTGTTATGCCGCCTTGGATAGTCTGAACGGAAGCGCTTATGTTGCTGGTTGTTTGTTGTAGCGTGCTTATGTCGCCTTCAGCGTTGCTTACCCTGCTTGTGAGCGCGGTTGCCGCCTGTTGTATGCTGCTTATGTCGCCTTCGTTGTTCTCAACCCTCGTCAATAAACTGTCAGCCTCAAGCACTATCTGCGCTAAATCGCCCTCTATGCTCTCTATATCAGCGCTTATGCTCTTTGCTGTCTGTTGTAACTTAGATACATTACCCGCCGTGTCTTGTATCTGCGTCTTAACAGGTATAGAAAGCGCGCTCTCGCCTATCGAACCGTCAACTATATTAGTTTCATCTATATTGCTAAAGTGATAGCGTAATTGTTCATTGAGCATGTACACATAGTCTTTTATCTTTTGCAGCTCTCTTTTAATATCCGTGCTGTTCATGCCGCTCATGTCAGGGAATTGCAGGTTAAATGTAGCCACGCCCATCACCCCCAGTCATGCCTAAGAAGTCTATGCTGTACACTTCTATTTCGCTTGTGCCGGATATCCTTATTCGGTAGTGGTCACATCGCCTAGGTCTAACAGGTATCATTAAAGTACCGCGCCTTGAGCTGCCGTAGCCCTCGCTGCCCTGCTTTTCCCATTCGCCTGAGCTATCGTACTCTATAAATAGTTCAATGCGCTGCTCAATTGGTTTAGGCGGTTGCTCGTCAGTGTATTTAGTCTGCCCTGTCTTTATGCGCAGATTAAAACGCTGTGTGTATTTCTGCTCGGGGTTATCCCAACCGAACACGCCGCTTTCGGCTATCCATTCTATAGCTTCATTTTTAACAGTACCCGCCTTGCCGTTCATGGCGTACACAGCGCCGTCTATAATTGCGTATATCTCACCACCGCTGGTGTAGAAGCCTTTTATATCTCCGCTGTCCTCGCTAGTCCACAGCATACGCTTAGTATCAAACACATATATAGTGGCTTGTGTATCCCCCTCAGCTTTAGCGGCAGTGTAATAATAATTGATGTACTGCCCGCTAACTGCGCTGTTAAAGCGTTTATCAGCGAACGCCATTGATACGCTGTAAGGCATGGCTCCGTCATAGCCTACAAATTCACCGTTGCGGTTAAGGTAATATAAGGTTTCGTTTACAATCGCCATTGAACGGTGAGCGCCGTCCTTAACCCCTGCGCATACAGTGTCATTTATCTGAAAGTTCTTAGGTTGATTGCCGTATACCTTGTATATGCAGCTCTCCTTAAAGAACAAGGGATATCCTAAATGATTAACAGCTCCTGTGAAATTGCCGTCCTGCCCTACCCCCGCAGTGTAGCTGTCGGTAGACACGCCCATGAACACGGCGAAGTTCTTGAAATCACCTAGCTTGCTTGCGTATATCTCGTTTACTATGTTACCGTCTGCGCCCTGCTGTCCGTACCTGCAGCCCCATAATCTATTTTGTGATACACATACATAGTCCATGGTAGGTATATCACGCTTAATGGTAACCGTACCGCTTGTTTGCGTGTACACGCTGCGTAGTATGCCTACAACGATAATATAATCATCGCTTGCGCCGTATACTATCTTGCTGCCATTAAGCTCCCCTAGCTCGCTCGCAAGCCTAGGGTCTGTACCACTGGCAGCAGCAACGCCGCTAATCTTTACGCCGTCATATTCTTTTAAGCCTGCGCCTATGCCTGTTGCCTTTATTTTGGTATATACGGTTGGTATCTGCGCCCATGCTCCGCTTAGCTCGCTGTACTGCATTAATATGTCTGTATCACCGCTTGTGTTAATCCAGTAGTCGCCGTTAGCGGGGTTATCAGGTGCGGAAGCGGACACAGTCATGTTTTCGGTTGAATAATCAACCCCATCACGCCTAGACAGTAGGTACTGCACGCTGCCTGTGCTTGCGTTGCTTACAGCCATTGTACCCTTATCAGCGGGGTTTATTGTGTTGTAGTAAAGGTTATCCGGTGTAACTAAAAGATACGCTCCAAAAGCGGTAATTTGCGTATTCGCTTGCACATTAATAGTAGGCAGCCCGTCTATAGCTTGCCCGTTATAGTACAGCTTGCCGTTGTCTATCCAAGCGACACCGCTATTGTTGCCGCCTATAACAGCTCCGTCCGTTAGAGTTGCTATCTTACCCCTTAACTTACGCACGCTCATGTTAGGGTATTTATCAAGGCTAATGTTTACTAGCCTAAAAAACTCACCCTGTCTTGTCTTAGGCGATAAGTTAAGTCCTCTAAACTCAAATGTACCCTCGTGTCTTTTATTTACACCACTTAGCATGGGATAGCGCATTGTCTTATACCTCGAATGGGTTTAAGTCGCTAGGTATTGCGCTTTGCTTTGTGCCATTAATAGCCCAGTGCGTTTGTTTGCTCACCGGCATATGCGTGCGGTTGAAATACTTAGCGTAGTCATTCCTTGCTTCGTTGTATAGCATTGCGCTGTTGTTGTACTTGTCTATTTCTAGGTTGTAATAATCAATTTTCATCTCAAGGTAAAACTGATACAACCTGTCATAAGGTGGCGGCACTAACATAAACGTTTCGGTTTCCGTGTCGTATGTATGCCCCTTAAAAGCGCCGTAAAATTCCGCTTCCTCAGCGCTTAACTCATGCCCTGCAACTATATCAAACAATATTGTCCTGTCGCACTCATCAAGCCATTCTATTAGCTCATCAGGCATATAGTTGCTTGGTTTTAAGTCCATTACCTTTTGCCTGTAATGCTGCGGCGTTTTCCTTGCTGTCAGCCTTGTCATTCAATCACTCCTTTGCTTGGAGAATAGAGGGGGGATTGCCCCCTCTTATGTCTTATAGTTCCTGCGGTCCTCTATCTCTAGTGTCCGCTTCGCCTCTGTAGTTGCTCTCCAATTCCTCAGCTTTGAGCATACGCTCAAGCACTTCATACACGGGCAGAGGTACATCAACCTCTTTACCCCTCGGCACTTGGAAATCCCTGTCGTTTATTGATACAGCTATAAAGTTCTGCTCGCCCGATAAAGCGCGTGGTAGTCTTATTGTCCTTTTAATATCCCACGGGTCAGTGGGTACTTCCACTACTGGTGTTTCCTCTACTTTAGTTTCCTTGGTTGCCTTCTTTGCTTCGCTCATTAACTATCTCCTTTACTTAATGTGGTTATGCCCCGTATCTTTTTAGGTACGGGGCTGTCATGCCTTACTAGGCGTTAATTGTTATGTTGTCCTTGTCAGTGCCAGAGTAGCTGGAGCAGCACTCAATTGTTACCATTCTTTCAGGGTAAATCAGCTTAGTTGCTGTCTCAAACTTACCGCCCACAGTGCTAAACTGCTCAAGCGGTCCGCCTATCTGCTGGCGGCTCTTGAATATGGTTTCTACCTGCGCGCCGTCAGGGTCTACCACTGCGAAAGCGTCCTTGCCAAAGAACATGGTCGGATAAACCGCCCCGCCCTTCTTGGCAGCTTCGCCTGGGTATATCACTGTGTTAGCCGCTACCGTTGTAACCGCTGTACCTACAGTAAGTGTAGCGCTGCCTGCCACGTCTGATGTTGCAGAGGATATTGTATTAGCACTGTCGCCTATAAATATCTTGCGTCCCGCAAGCGCCGTTGCTTCGTCAGGGCTTATCG